CTCCCCACCCATGCGGACGAAGTACCGGCCCAGCGAGATTTCGGAGTACAGGTCGTTGAGGTACATCTCGTCGGCGGCGTCACCGGAGCAGACGAACTCCAAGGTGTACTGCTGCTCGCCGTCTGGAATCTCAAAGAAGTCGGTGACGTATTCGTACCAGTAGCCCACGACGGGGGTGAAGGATTCCTCGTGGATGTAGATACCGTCGCTCAACCGGCGCAGCCGAATCTTGATTTCGTTGGTGTTGGCGACGGGCTTGTAGAAGATGCAGCCCAGCCGGAACAGACCGTGCGCGACGAAGTTGAACCACTGCCGCACCTTCACGCCGGACTCGCCGCCTTGGTGGGCGCGGGTGAAGTGCAACACCCGCTTGCCCTGGAAGATGCGGTCGGGGTCCACGTCAATCGCCACCTGGGCACGCGGGGCACCCCATGGAATGTTGGAGTCCGACCACTCCGCGATGGAGTCGTTCCACATGCCCGCCGGAATCTGGTCGGGGATGGTGGAGGTGTAGTACGCCAGCGCGGTGAAGCTGATGTTCTGGTCGGCCAGGTCTTGTCGAGCCCACATGTCGTTGGAGCGCACCAGGCCGGAGTCGCGGAACTTGCACTTGAGCTTGGCGAAGGTCGAGGTCGTCAGGAAGTCCTTGTAGAGCGTGGACGCCACGGCGATGTCGGTGCCGCGATGCACCAGGATGCCGGGAGAGGTGCCCACCAGCACGGTGTCGAACCAGACCTGTCCGGCGGTGGCATCTTCAGTGACCACCAGGGCCAGCCTCATCTGGTTGACGCCCTCGGGAATGACGAACGCGGTTCCCTCGGTCACGCTGGCTTCCACCGACGCCCAGTGATGGCTGTCGATCAGCGGAGTCTCGGCATCCCAGGTGAAGTAGGTCAGCCCCACCGCCGTGCTGCTGACGAACACGCCGTTGAGGTAATACCACGCCTGCAGCTGGATGGCCGTGCTGCCATCGGTGGCGGCAAAGCCCTCCCACTGTGCCCAGACCGTGGAGTTCAGCGTGACGCCGGGTTCCACGTCGAAGCGGGTGGACAGCAACACCTTCTCGGTGCCGTCCGCGATGACGGTGGCTGAACCGGGAGCCCAGCGGTCGTGGGCAATGGAGCTTTCCCACATCCAATCGCCTTGGGCCTGAATCCAGCCGCCGATGTCGAGGTCGAAGGTGGGGTTGTCGATTTCGTAGAGCTTGTTGGCCGTAGTGACCGGCCCTGTATCCAGGGCGTCGCAGTTGGTCATCACCCACTGGCTGGAGTCGTAGTGGCTGAACGAGAACACCTCGGGGTCTTGCTCGTTGACGTGCGTGGTGACCATCGGGATCACTTCGCGCACCCCGGCGAAGTAGCCCACAGCGGCGTCGCGGATGGCCGTCTTGATGTCGTAGCGGTGCACGCAGGTCGTGGAGAACCGCAGCCGGGTCATGGTGGTGCCCTTTTTCGCCAGCTGGGTCTGCGTGCCCCCGGTGATGCCCTGCATCATACCAGCGGGCATCTTCAGTGTCCCGCCGGGGAACACCCACCAATCCGCGCCCTGTGTCGGCAATCCCGTCAAGGTGGTCGGCACGGTCAGCGCCGGGGTGAAGCCGTCCTTGACCGCATCGGCGGCAGGGCCGGTGGTCGCCGCAGTCTCGTTGAGAACCTGGGCTGCCAATACCTGGGCATTGCTCGGCGGGCGCTTGTAGATGACCGGGGTCGCCAACTCCTGCCGGGACACGGTGAGGTTGAAGTCAGAGGCGTTGGGCAGGGAGGTCTGGTTGGTTCCCGGCCCAGTGATGACCGACGTGGGTGACTGCACCTGGCCGTAGGCAGAGTTGATCGCGGCGTTGACGGTGTAGGAGTTCAAGAAGTTGACCGAATTGGAGTTGGGGTTCACATCCCCACCCACGACGAACTCCCCGCCGGGAGCCCACGGCGATTGCACGACGGTCTGGTAGACCGACACCGGGAACACCTCGTAGCTGGTCTGGATACCGGAGTCGTAGACCGGATACGGTTCCTCGGTCAACCGGCTGAACTCCAGCTTGAGGTATTTCAGGCTGGTCTGCTGGGGGAAGAACAGCTTGCCCTTGGTGGTCAGGTAGTTCTTCCAGATCGGGGTCCAGGTCTTGTTCTCATACCGGCTCTCATGGTCGCCGCCGGTCCCATGCTCCTGGGCGGTCCAGGCCGCAGCGTAGATCGCGTTGTCCAGGCTGCTGGACGGGATCACGCCGTTGACCGGCAGCACCGGGTCTGGCGACACGTAGACGGCGGGGTTGGCCTGGAACGGCCCCCGGCCCGTCAGCCAGTTCTCCAGCTTGATGACATACGCGGTCAGCAGGCCACGGAAGTTGGTCATGCCGATAGTGCCGTCCAGGCTGATCTTCGTCGGCAGGTCGGTGATGTGTTCTTGGAACAGGCCGATTTCCACGCTGGCAGCGGTCCTGACGCTGATGAGCAGGTTCATCGGGCTGTAGCCCCAGCCCACCACGATGCGCAGCGACTGATAGCGCTTGAACACCGGAGACAGCGGGCAGTTGTAGACCTGGGTGTCATCCCCGTTGGTGAACTCCACGACAAGCTCGCCCGCACCCACGTCGTAGGAAATCTTGGGCCACCACAGGTCGGGGTCTGCCCCCGCCGGGGGCGTCACGTTGAACAGCACCGGGTTCTCGGGCGGGGCCAAGCCGGGGTTGAAGTCCGGCGTCCACTCAATGCCGATCCAGGCGTCCTGTTCGATCAACGGCCCCCAGGCCATGGGGAACTGGTAGTCGCTGTCGGACTCGGGTGCCACGGAGTCGATGTAGTCGATGGTGTTGTCGGTGTTGAACACCAGCCGCCCCGCGCTGGACGAGTCCCACCGGCCCTTGCCCTGCTGCCAGGACGTGTTGACATCGGTGGTGGACACCGCCGCTACCGGCGAGAGCTTGAGCGTGCCCTGTGTCTCGTCGTTGGAGTAGTAGAGGTTCAAGTCCTGGCCGGTGTAGACCGGGTCGAGGTAGAGGGTGTCCACCAGCTGGGCATTGCCATTGGCGTCGCGGCAGTCCAGGTACAGCGACACCACCGCAGCCGGGTCCGGCATCGGCATGGAGCGCCAGTACGTCCTGGGGTCGGAGTCAAACGCCTTGGCCGCGTCCCAGTCCTTGATGTAGGACGTGATGACGTTGCCCAGTGCGTCCTGCTGATCGTCCAGCGCCTGGGCACCGGAGTTGCGGTCATAGATGTTGCGCCGGATCAGCCCGTTGCGCATGCCTACCGGGTAGGGCGCGTTGCCGGTGATGGAGTCCGGCACGCGGGTGAACCGCCACTGCAGCGACTTCGCCACGATGGGGTAGACGAAGAAGTGCGCCGGGTACCACGTGGTGCTTTGGCTGCCGGACAGCTTGAGGCTCACCGGGATACGGGCCTCGTCCAGCACCTGTCGCCAGTTGTTGAGCCGGTCGAGGTACCAGAGTTCGATCTTCACCGGCACGCGCAGAGTCTCAAAGCCCACCTCGCTGACCGACAGCGGGAGCTTGAAGTTGACCTGCAGCACCTCGGTTTCGTTCTTGAACTGCCAGTGCGCCAGCTGGTCGGCACTCACCGTGTCGGCCACGCCGTGGAGGTAGTTCAGCGCGATCTGGTAGCTCGTCAGCCCCCGCTGGGGGTCGCCTGGTGGGGGAGCCACCGGGTACTGAGTGTGTTCGCCGGACCCGGCCATCACCTCGCGTAGCTCGGAGATGATGCCCCAGTAGTCACCGCCCGCTGCCCAGCCGTGGGAGAAGTTGTTGTTCAGCTGATCCAGCGTGAGCAGCCCTCCGGTGTAGTGACCGAACAACTGCCACATCAGGGTCTGGGCATCCACGCCGGTCGCGGAGTCGCCTACGGAGGACACGATGTCATCGACGTTGGTGAAGTCCCACCAGAAGGCGTCCGGCGCTACCAGCCGGTCCTCCATGGGGAACATGCCGTGGCCGCGCCGGGTGGAGCCGGGGATGTCCCAGGCACCGGAGTAACGGCTTCCCGGCCAGGTGTGGTCGATGGTCCGCATCGGGTTGCCGAAGGTCACCCCAGCCACCAGATCGGGTTTGCGGCTCTTGAGCCGACCGAACCGGATTTCGTTGTAGACGATGCTCACTACCAGCGCGCCCATGGAGAAGCCGCCCAGCGCGAACTTGGTTCCCGGCGCAGTCGCTTCGATCTGCGCGATGACCTCGTTGACACCGTTGTTGACGCTGGCCTGCACCGGCCATGCCGACTCGTTCCAGCGCACCCGGCGAATGTCCCAGCGCGAGGGGTCCACCAGGGTGGGGAACGGGTCGCCCTTGGCCGTGCCGTCCCACTCGGCTCCGTAGCCGGTTTCCAGTGGCTCCAGCGAGGGGTAGTCCGGCACCGTCATGGACTCGGGGAACAGGTAGGCCGCGATCCGGTGGAACATCCGCGAGTAGACGTTGATGTTGGTGGTCTGCGCGTTCTCCAGCGCGGCGATGACCGTGCCGGACTTCTCATGGGCGAACACGCTGGCGCAGAAGGCTGGGGCTGAGCCGACATGGCCGACCCACTGGCCGAAGCTGATAGTGCCCAGCCCGTAGCCGAACACGCCAGGGCCACCGTCGATCTGCTGCTCCACGATGGTGCGCCAGACGTTGAGCCGCAGTGCCTGCATGGCCGGGGAGAGCAGGGAACCGTCGCGGATTTCCCGGCCCCACTTCTCCATGTCGCCCACGGTGGAGGACAGCGCGCCAGCCGCCCCGAAGTATTCAGGGTTGAAGGTGCTGTAGGCGGCGGTGGGCTCGGGCATGTTGGAGTTGTCCGGCCACACGGTGCTGTCCAGCCCCAGCGGGTCGATGATGTCCTGCTCAAGAATCTGCCGGACGGTGCGACTGGTGCCATGCTCGGCGTCGAGGGCTTCCAGCACCGCTCCCAGCACGATGGCGTTGGAGTTGTTGTACTCATAGCGCGAACCCGGCTGCCACTTAGGGGCATAGCTGCGGATGTAGGACAGGGCTGCAGCCTCGGAGTACCCGGCCCATGGGTACCAGTAGAACGTCCAGTTGAGCCAGAAGTCAGCGGAGTAGTCCACCAGGCCAGACCGCTGCATCAGCAAGTCCTCAATGGTGAGGATGTCGCCGCCGGGGATGTCCTCCAGATACAGGCTCACCGGGTCGTGCAGGCTGATGTGTCCGGCATCGACGTGCTGCAGCAGCGCGGTCGCCACAAAGCTGAACGTGATGCCGCCGATGCGGAAGTGGTCATCGGCGGTCAGGGCGCGATAGCCGTTGTGGCCGTAGGACTTGGTGTAGGTGCCACGCGGGCCGGTGATCTTCAGGTTGACACCCGCCGACTGCATGGTCGCCGCCACGATGGAGTCGATGGCAGCCTTGTCGGTGGCCGACATTTCGATGTCGGCGTAGCTGTAGTCCGGCACCTCCACGGTCTTGGCCTCGGACTGCTCCGACTCCACGCCGGAAGCGTTGACGGCAGTCGCAGTCAGCGAGTAGGTGTTCCCCGGCGTGACCTGGAAGGCGAACCCCGGCAGCTTCTGCGGGTACACCGTCGCCCTGACGCCATTGAGGTAGAAGTGGAAGCCATAGACGCCCGCCGAATTGCTCTGAGAGGGCTCGGCAACCACAGAGATACGTCCTGGGGCAACGGAGTTGACCACCAGGACCGGGGCCAATGCAGCGGCCTCATTGCTCACACCGCGCACCCATACCGGCTTGGCGAACGGAGCGGTCGAGCCCAACCCCAGCCGGTCGAACAGATAGCCGGTCGGGCTGGCGTAGAAGAAGACCGGCTTGTCTTCCAACGGGGGCGGTCCACCATCGACCGCAGAGCGCGGCTGACTGAGCCACTGCCGGGTCGCAGTGGGGGTCAACACCTGGGGCGTGTTGGGGTCGTTCTGGTTGTTCTGGATGACGCTCTCAATGAGCCGCTTGAGGCCAAGCGGAATGGAGAAGTCCCAGTACATCCCATCAGTGGGAGAGGAAGCCATGTTCAGAGCCCTTTAGGTGTGGACGAAGTTGACGGGATCGCGGATTTCCGGCGAGCTTTGACCCACGCGATTGCGGGTCAGGCTGGCGCTCACTGTGGAGTCCTTGGCTGGGGGGAAGGCGGCAATGGCGTAGTCGGGGGTGAAGGTGCGCGGGACGGCGTTGGGCTGCTGAATGGGCAGACTGTAGCCTTCCTCGTCGGCGGTGCCACCGATGTAGAGAACCTCGGCCATGCGTTCGATGACGTAGTTCTCCTGGCTGTCGTACTGGAAGTGGTACGGGCTGCCATCGGGGTTCAGCGCGGGCTCGTAGCTCGGGTGGATGCCGAACTTGCCACCGGGGAAGTTGTCTGGCGAGTCAGCCTTGTCGTATGCCTGCCGGGGTCCGTAGTGGCCGGTGGAGTCGAACAGCTGAAAGTCGTTCTCGGGCTTGATAGTTCCATCGTCGTTCAGCGTCCCGTAGGTCACGGAGTCGATGGGGCTGCGCTTGCCACCGCCGGTCAGATAGTAGTACGAGTACTCGGCGGTGATATTGAACGCAGCATAGGGCGCAAGCCGGGGGTCTGCTTGTGCGTCGTAAAGCCATGTCTCCGTTGGCAATAGGTCGATGGGCAGCAGTTCCGGTGGGGGCATCTGAGCCAGGACCGGAGTGGCGGTCACCATCCGTTGCACTTCAAAGTAGGTCGAGTTGGCAGCTGCGGCATTGACCTTCACCGGACTCGCCACAGCCAGACCATCGGCAGCAACGGTGATGATGCTGTCCACGGAGGTCATCTTGTCGAGCATGTCCCGCGTCAGCCGGATTTCCTCGGGGGCCAGCGACGCCTTGTGGGGCCGGATCACCACCTCGTTGCGCGGTCTGATGATGCGGAACTCCCACGCGCCGGGGTCAGGACGCCCGGTAATGAATGTTTCGGCCTCACCGGCAGTGGGGAAGAACCGCCACATGTCGTGGGCAGCGTTGTGCGCGGCGTAGTTGGGAGCCACCGGGGCTCGGCCCAGGTCAGCTACCAGGCCGAAGTTGTCGATGTAGCGCCACACCTCGTAGATGTCGCAGTCCACGCCCAAGGCCGCTTCCACACAGGTGCGGACGCCCTCCATAGTCCCGCCCTTGGTGGCGGCGGTGAAGAACTTCCTGATCCGGTCCCGGTACCAGGAATCCTTGATGCGGACAACATCCCACTGCTCAGAGGTGAGTAGGTCGGTCTGCGGGTTCCAGGGGTAGGACTCAGCCGGGGAGCGCGAGAGGAAGTTGACCTTGCCGAAGATGAAGTCGAGGTCGTTGAAGTAGATCGTTTCCAGCGCACCGGCCATGCGCGCCAAGAAGATTTGGTTGATGAGCGCCCCGGCCCCGGTCGTGCCGCAGAGCGCATCCACCAGCTTGTAGAGGATGGTCGAGGTGTTGCCGGTGTAGACGTACTCATCGAAATGCATCAGCCGAAGCTCGGTGGATTTCGGCGGCATCAGGGGGAACGGCTCAATGCTCGCCACGGTGCCCTCCCTTCAGAGTCAGTGGGGTCATGGTGTCGCCACGCGCTTGATGAGGACGCCCTGGTAGTTCGCCAGCTGATTGTCGTCCAGCTTGAAGTCGGTCGTTTCCACCACCGCCGGGGTCGGGTCGAGGGAGTTGGCGTAAATCTGCACGCCGTAGTTGACCGGATCGTCGCTGGCGTCGGTGATCTTCACGTCCACCACGCCCAGCACCTGTTGGACGAACATGCATAGCGTGCCCAGCTTGACCTGGGAGCCGAACGGCATCATGGAGAAGTAGGTCTGCAGCCGGTTGACGATAGAGGTGTTGACCACGCTCACGGAGTAGGAGCGGTCGTATTCGATGGTCAGGCAGGGCTGGACGTAGACGAACTCGCCCTGGTGCACCAGCACGTCGCTGGTGATCTGCTTGGCGCGGCCCATGACGGCGTTGAGCAGTTCCGGCGTGCGGTTGTAGACGTAGTCCAGGCTCAACTCCGTGCCGGTCGGCGGGCCAGCCACCGTCCACTCAATGCCGGAAGTCTCCTGATGGGTTCCGGCGATCAGCGTGGTGTCCTGCAGGACGTGGTAGTGGGTGCCTCGGGCGTAGACCACCCCGGTAATGGTCAGCGAGGACGGGAAGCTCACCAGGGGCGTGGAGCCTAGCCGCATGAAGCGGTTGCCCACCGTGGGCTCACCGGCTGATCCCACCCGCCGGAAGTTGCCGGTGTAGAGCGGGTCGGTGGAGTCGGAGGACAGCACTGCCGACGTGATGACGCTGGCCTCGCGCACGGAGTAGGGGGCGATGCCGTCTACGAAGATGTCCACCTTGTTGGTGATGCCATTGACCGGATCATTGCGGGAGGACTTGGTGGTGTACTGGAACTCCAAGTCCACCACGGAGCCCACCTCCATGGCGTCGCTGATGCGGGTGATGGACGGCGAGGTGCCCCCGGTGAAGGTGTAGTCGTCCACCGGGCTGTAGAACACCTCGCTCTCCTGGCCCAGGTCCGCGAACACACTGGCCTGCCCCGGCCAGGCGTACTTCACGTCCTGGTTGACCGGCAGGGTCAGCGCGGTGTCGGGCACCTCAAACTGCGTGGAGTACAGCCGGACTGGGCCGAACACCGTCACCCGGCTCACGGAGTCGTTCTGCTGGCACAGTGCCTCGTAGAAGTCCGACGTGCCCGCCACGTTGCGCAGCAGGGTGTCCTTGAACCGCTGGCGTAGCTCGGCGTCAGTCTCCTTGTCCACACCGCCCGTCATGGCCGTCTGGTTGGTGCACGACGAGCCGCCGACCATGTTGCCGACGTAGGTGATGGAGTCCGGCGGCAGGTTGCCCTGCGTGCCCACCACGGTGCACTGGACCGGGATGTCGCAGGCGCTGGTCCCGGCCACCAGCACCACCGACTGCGTGGATGAGAAGTACATCTGATTGGTCATCCCCGCGAGCCCCTGCGAGGTGTAGAACTGCGTGCCCGCCGGGAAGCTCTGATCCTGAGTGCTGACCGCGTTCGTCGTCACGCGCATGATGCCGGTCGAGGGCTTACCGGCCAGCCGTCCGAATCCGAAGATGCCGACGAAGGCTTCTAACTCCAGCCCGGTCTTGGTGTCGATGTCCAGCAGCGAGCCGACGAGGTACTGGTCGATATACGCCTCGGAGATGGCCTCGGAGGTGGCGTCGATGATCTTGCGCTCGGGCGTGCCGATTTCGCAGGACAGGCCAGGGATGGTCGTCGCCAGCGTGGCTCGGATTTGGGCGCTGATGTCAGTGGGTGACTTGCTCATGGCTAGGTTCCTTGGGTGATAGCGATGGTGGTCGGTTCTTGCTGGGCATTGCTGACGGCCACCAGCACGTTCACGGTGTCGTAGTTGATGGTGACGGCGACTTTGTTGATGCTGTAGAGCAGTTCGCCCATGCTGTAGAGCGTGGGGTTGGCCCGCAGGCCCATGTACTGCACCTTCTGGTAGTTGCTCAGGACGCGGTTGGCCTCGGACTGCACCATGGCTCGGGTGTGTTGGGTGATGACGCCGCCGATGTAGTTCTGGAAGCAGCTGCCCATGACCGGGTGGAAGCGGTCGATGCCATAGCGCTCCAGCATCCACAGCGTGAGGTCTTGGTGGAGCTTGTCGGTGCCCGACACCACGGCCAGCCGGGAGCCCTGCTGGACAAGATCACCGCCCCCTACTTGCAACGAGAAACTCATTCCACTTCCCCTGTCCGGTAGACCTGGATCATCTGCCACGCATCGGCGGTGAGGTCTTGAGGCTGGGCCGGGTCCGCATCTAGCTCGGCGGTGACCTCCAACTCAGCCTCGCCACTGGTTCCCTGAACGACTTCCGCTGTCGTGGCGGCGACGGTGTCGAGGGAGGAATCGGCAGTGAACTCATGGGGGATGGGGTCAGCAGAGGACGTGGCCTCTGCTGTCCGGCTGGCCTGGATCATCTGCCAGGAGTCGGCGGTGAGGTCGGTCGGCATGCCCGCGCCGGACTCAGCGGTGACGGCTAGCTCGGCATCGGCGCTCATGTCGTGCGCGAGTTCCGCTGTGGTGCTGGCACCGATGAGGTTGATGACCGACTCGGCATTGATCGACTGCTGCATCTCGGCGGTGGTGCTGGCCGTGATGTCCTGGCCGCTGCCGAACGTCTTGTCTCCCGCTGCGCCGAAGTGGGCTTCGACCCGGCGCTCGGCGTCGATGCCCTGGCCCCGGCTACCGATGAACAGCGACACCACGTTGATGGTCTGATCGGCGTCGGCAATCGCCTCATGGTGAATCTCGGTGCCCCGGCTGGCGACAATGATCTGGTCGGCATTGGCGAACAGGTGCGCCCCAGCCCGCAGGCTGCTGTCGGACTCGGCGGTAACGGCCAGTTCCGCTTCGACCTGGGCGTCCTGTTGCACCAGGCTGTCGGTGGCTGCCGTGATTTCCAGGTCCGCAGCGGCCATGGCATTCCACCGGCCTGTGGTCAAGATGTCGGCAGTCAATTCCAGAGTGCAGTCGGCGGTGTAGAACGTCCTGCCGGTGGCGTCGTGCCAGTCGCTGCCGTTCGACCAGATCGGCATGTTGAGGTCGGTGTCATAGATGTGGGTTCCCGGCGGGTAGAGCGCAGGATCGGGCCTAGTGACCGCTGTAGTGGTCTGTACGGACAGCGGAGCGTTGACGGCTATCTGAGAGCCGTTGAGGTGCAACGGTCCTTGCTCAGAGCCTGTGGAGCCGATCTGCACCTGTCCTGGGACCGGGTCGGTGAGCAGATCGGTGGTGTTGTGCGGGAGCTTGCTGACCAGTACCCAGCCCATCCCTTGCGGGGCCACGATCCACTGCTCGTAGAGCATCGGCATGACGTGCACCGCGCCGACGTGGTAGCGCAGGTCGATGTCCACTCCGACAGAGCCCTGCCGGTTGGTGCCGGTCGCCTTCATGTTCACGGTGTCGATGGCCGTGATAGCAACAACCTGCTGGCTCCCCTTGGAGGTAGCCAGATTGGATGCGCTGGGCATAGTCATTAGCCGCCACTGCCCCAATCGGTCAGCGGAGCGACGTTGGGTGCGCCGTTGATGCTGCCGGGGTTGCCGAACGCCCGGTTGGAGTCACCGATGTTGGTCTGGCCGGGAGTGCTGACCGATGACATGGCCGACAGGATGTTGGGCCGCGACGGCGCGATGATGACAGCGGTGGTGGAGAACCCGCCCTCCATGTCGCACTGGTGGGTGACCTCGGTGACGTAGACCGTGACGTTGTGGCTTGCCAGCTGCACCCGCATCCCCGGCATCAGTTCCGGCATGAAGGTCATGGAGATGGTGGTCTGGTATTGCTGTGCCCATTTCTCCATAAAAACTTGGCAGGCCAACATCAGTTCCAACTCATAGGAGCCCGCCATGGCGAATACCTGCTTGAGCGGACGAACTCCGAAGCGCTGCATGATTTCCTGGCCGGTCGCCCCTTCCAGATCGCCGGGGGCCACCATGGCAAGCCGTGCGAACAACCAGTTGTTCTCCACGGTCGCCACGCCAGCGGTGTCCAGCCAGCCCAGTAGCTCGTTGTTCTGACCCATCTTGGTCAGGTTGCCTTCGACGTAGACGTGGGTCGTCAGCGGGTCGTCGGAGAAGTTGATGCGGAAGTCCTTGAGTTCGATGTCCTCCAAACGCATTACGGCGGGCTTCTGATCGACGCCGAAATAATCGGGGTAGTAGGCGATGAAGTCTCCGTTGGGAGCCGACTGCCACTTGCGCAGGCCCGCCGTGCAGACGGCGGTGATGATCTGCAGCAGCGGCTGGCTGTCGAGGAACGCCTTCTCTCCCTTGAGGTAGTTGGCCCCCTCCGCGCTGAACTTGCCGGTCCACATGTAGGCGAACAGGTTCTTGGCGATGGGCTCGCCACCGCCTGCGCTACCGGGAGCGCCTGAGCCGCCTTGGGTTTCCAGAGAGCCCACGGACTGCCCCGGTCCCATCAGCTGCGGGGGAGTGAACGGAGCAGACGGGTCCACGCCGCCGTTCTCACAGGCCCGCCGGACGTAGGTGGCCGACGCCAGGTAGTTGGGTCCGACCGGACGGCGCTTGATGACATCACCCGTCTGCGGGGCTTCGATGATGGTGCCGTCGCCGCACCAGATCACCACGTGCTGCTCGCCGTTGGGGAACACCAGATCGCCGCGCTGGGCTGCCGTCGTAGGCACGACAGGGGTCAGCGAGTTGATCTGCGTGCCGGTGTAGTGCCCGCCAGTGCTGACGCCGATGGAGCGGAACGCCATCATGGTCAGACCGGAGCAGTCGTAGCCCTCCGGTCCTTCACCGCCCCAGATGTAGGGCAGTCCGCACACGCTCATGGCCCAGTTGATCGCGCCCTCGGAGTCCGGCACCGGCTTGGTCGCCCGCAGGGGGTTGGCTGCCCCCAGCGGATTGTTCAGCGCCGGGTTGGTGTTGGCGGCAGAGAACTCGCTGCCGGGAGACAGGCTCGGCATTCCCGGCACCAGGCTGCCGGTGGTGGACGGCGCTGCCCCCAGCAGCCCGCCTGCCGTGGTCCCTAGCGTTGAGCCGTTGAGCGCGCCCTTCGCCATCCGTGCGGCCTTGACCTGGATGGTGGCCCAGCCGATCTGCGCGGAGTAGCGGTCGGGGAAGGCAGAGCGCTGCACTGCCTGGATGGCAGAGCCTGGTTCGATGTTGCGCCAGTTGGGCACCATCCGCGCCAGGTGATCGAAGAACATTCCGGCTGCCTGCTTGGGGTTCATCCGCTGCTGGACGGTGCCCCACTCGGAGAAGTTCTGCTGCTGGAAGATGCCGCAAGAGCTACCGTCCGATCCCGGCCCGTCGTTGGGCACGCACTCCTGGGAGCCCGGTGCCCGCACGTTGTAGAGGTTGCGGATCACGGCGGGGCCAGTCTCCACCACCGCACACGCCACGCCCAGGATCGCCGCGTCGGAGAGCCGGTTGGCCTGCTGCTGGCTCAGACCCAGCGAGGACATCTGCTCACCGGCCTTCTGGGTGGCGTTGTCCCGGCTGCCTGCCAAGGTTTCACCGGCCTGGCTGATGCCCGCGCCCTGGTTGTTGTCCATGACCAGCGGACCCATGCCTCGGTCGTCGCAGGCTTGGATGATCTGGGTGACGTAGAACGCCGTCGAGCCACCGACCACCCCGGCACCCGGTACGGCACCGATGCCGGACATTGGGCCGGGGGCACCCGCGTTGGGGTTGTACCCGGCGTCCGCACCAGGAGCCGGACTCTGGTCGGAGCCCAGCAGCATCTGCCGGAAACCCTCCACCGACTTCTTGTTCTCGCTCTTCTGTTTCTCCAGCTGCTGGGCGAGGAACCGGAAGAAGATTTCGGGGAAGTTCTGGATTTGGATGTTGGCCGTGGGCCACCCGGCGACAAAGACCAACAGACGGCGCAGCATGGAGCCCAGACCGCTGTCCAGCCCGCCCTGACGGTCGCCAGCCATCATGGCTTGTGCGCCTTGCTGGTTGAGCAGTTCTTGGCTCTTTGCCAGGTTGGGGTTCCAGCGGGTGTGCATGAGGCGCTTGATCGTGCACGTGGCCTTGAAGTCCACCGTGCCGGGGTACGCCTGCTTCCAGGGCACGGTGTCGAGGTAGCCGCTGAACACCTGAATCAGCTGAGTCCGGCCCATGTAGACCACGATGCGGTCCATCCGATGGAACACCGGAGCCCCGTCGCGGGGTGTGTACTTCCAGTTCTTGTTCGCCAGGGTCATAAAGAAGGTGGCTGCGGAGGATTCGGCGCGATGCAGGCTGCAGCGCACGATGTCTCTAGACACGTCGATCTGCTTGTTGCCGCGAGCGATGACCACGCGCACCTTGGGGGTGTAGACGAAGGTTTTCATCCCCGGCGAAGGGGTGGTGCTGCGCATCGGCACGTTCTGCGGGATGATCGGGATGCCGCCGGGGATTCCACTCCCCGGCTGACTTGACGGTGTTGTTGATGGCATTACCGCGATCCCGCCGTGATGCCCCCGTTGGGGGTTCCCCACCCGCCGCCCTGCGGCTGCACCTCGGGGATGTCGTAGTTGCCCCAGTGGTGATCCCGCGCCATATCGCGCTCGGCCTGTGTCGGCGGCGCGAGGATGGCCCCCGGCCCCATACCCTCACCGAAGATGGTGTTGGCACTGGGCACCAGAGAGGCGATGTCGGTACGGGAACTGACCATGGAGTCGATCAAGTCCACGACGAAGCTGCAACGGGGGGCGAACACAAAGCGCTCTCCACCAGCACGGAACGCCTTGATGACGCCGGTCCAGTTGTCGATGTCGCGCTCAGGCCAGTTCAGCCAGATCACGTTGGAGGGGTTGGGGTTGTAGAGCGCCCGCTGCTGGTGCCCACGGACGAACCGCTGGAAGTTCTCGTACTCTTCCTCGCTGGGGAAGATCACGTCGAGCTTCAGTTCAGGCTGGACGCTCTTGATGGGGAAGTGCACCTCCATCTCGCGGGTCTGTGCCGAAGTCATCGTCCCGAAGATGGGGGAACTGAACGAGGTGACGTTCAGCTTGAAGCCCTGTCCACCCATGGACAGATAGAGATGGCTCACTGCGGTTCCTCAAAGATCGACGGCAGCTTGAACGGCAGCACTGGCTCGTCGCCGGGGATGTAGAACATCCCGATGTCGTAGTTGAACTGCAGCCCGTTGAGGTCAACGTCCGACTGCACGTCGGGGAGGTGGATGGGGGTCGAAATCGGTGCGTTGCTCACCCAATCTGGCATGACATTCTCCTTAGAGCATCGGGAGTAGAGCGGCGAGGAACGAGAACGGATTGGCCCCAAGGGGGTTGTTGCCCTGTGGGTTGGAGTCCACGGTGTTGGTCACGTTGCTCTGGGTGTACGGGATGCCGGTGCCGTTGCCCCCCAGGATGCCCTTGACGCTGTTCAGGATCGTCTTTCCGACAGCGGCAATCGGCCCATCGGCCAGCGAGATGCCATTGGCGTTGAAGTCGTTGTACTGGTTGTGAATCGGCTGGCCCGGTCGGAAGATGCCGTCCTGCAGGCTCGCCAGTTCGACGTTGAGGCTTGTCTGGCTGATGACGCCGGACACGTCCTCCTGAATCTTGAAGCGGATTTCGATTTCGCGGGTGGTCGCCGTGATCTGATCCTGAAACGGGATGCTCATGGCGTAGACGTTGAGCTTCCAGTTCCGCGTGGTGTACTCAAAGGTGGCCGTGTTGCCGTCGCGCTGATCCACCATGATGTCGCGCAGGAACAGCACGGTGTTCATCAGGTAGTCCCAGCCGCCCTCGCCGCACTCCACCTTGACGGTCAGGTCGCCCAGCCGGGTGCCCAGAATCTGCACCACCCGGCCCCCGTAGGTCTGCTCAACGTGGGTGATGAGTTCGTAGCTCCACCACACGGAGTTGGGGTTGGTGCGGAACTGGTAGACCTTGCCGCCGTACTCCAGAGTGCAGATGCCGCGCTCGGTGCTTCCCGGCTTGCTCATTCGATCTTCGCCGCCACCAATCCCCTGGAAGGTGTTGGCCTGCATCAGGTTTTCAGCCCCGACGTTGATCTTCTGGAATGCGGTCGTCATCAGTTCACCCCGAACTGGCTAGCAATGGCGTTGCCGATGTTTCTCAGCTGATTGAGGATTGGGGGATCGTTCATCTGGGCGTCGCCCGATCCCTTCTTGGCGGCGTCCTCGTTGGCGGTCAGCGGCACAGAGCCGGGGGCGCTGACGTTTCCGTTGCGGTCGATCTTGATGGTCAGGGTGCCAGTGACCTTGCCTTCGTCCTTCTTGTCGTCCTTGTTGCTGGTGCCCAGACCCGCCGGGTTGGTGGGATCGTCGGTCGAGAACTTGTCGTTGATGGACGCGGGGGTGTCGTTGAGCGTGAGCCCTTCGCCCTTGTCGCCCTTATGTCGCCACTTGGCTTGGTCGTTGTCCAGAGCGAGCATCTGTTCAGCGTTGGTCGGGTCAAGCTCTTCCCACTTGCCGTTCTTGCCCTTGACTTCGATCTTGTCGGCACCGCCGTAGGCGTTGATGATGTTGTCCTCGGCGCGGCTGGTGAAGCTGTCGCCCTGGACGCCCTTGGCGAAGTTGGGGAAGTCGCCGAACGGAGTGTGGACGGTTTCCCAGCCACCGGGATGGCGCTGCATCTCGCGCATCTTTTTGCGATCTTCGCCCTTGGCCTGTTTGACGATCTGTTTCGGATCGCTGGAACCGCCGATGCCCCAGATCAATTGGTTGTAGAGCCGGTTGGAGTTAGTCATGTCGCGCAGCGGGCTATCGCCAGTGATGAGGTCTTGGATATACATGGCGAACAGGCCAGTGGCGTGTATCCAACCGGGGTCTTCTGGGTTCTTGCCGCCAGAGGTGTCTGGGCCGTTGTCGCGGGCCATCTCGGCGTAGTGCTTGAGGGTCTGCAGCTGAGCCTCTTGGCCTCGGCCTGTCGTCTGGTCGTAGCGGGCGTAGTCCTGGGGCATCAGCTTGTCGGGGTACTGCAGTCCAGTGCCACCGGGGCCACCGAACAGCGACTCCTGCATGCCCATCTGCGCAGAGAATTGCGTGTCACCGAATACCCCGGCCAGCAAGGGGTTGTCGGAGAACAGCATGGTCTGCGTCTGGGCCGCCTTCATTGCCGCCCGCTCAGGAACGCCCTGAGACTCCAACTGCGCCCAGCGCTCTCGGAATTGGCGCTGCATCTCTCCCTGGCTTACCGTCCCGTCCTTGGCGGTCTGCTGCAGGACGTAGAGGGCGTCGTTGAGTTCACCCACTGACACCTTGGTGGTGTGGGCGGTCAGCTTCAGCAGCTGCATGCTCTCGCTGACCGACATGTTGTACTGCTTGACGTTGGTCTTGAGGTAGCCCAGAACCTCGTCGGACTGCCGACCTCCACCGCTGGCATCGGCATAGCCCTCGCTGAGCATGGCCTGGTACATCTCGCGGGACTGCTCGGTGGTGATATTGGGGTCCATCGACAGCATGCGCTGACGCATGGAGAGCATGAAACCCTCACCGGCTCCACCGCCTCGGGGCGAGGCGATGTTGCGCCAGCCCTGCACCATCTGCCCGCCCTTTTCGTACAGGGCGAAGGCAGCCAGGGCGGCAGTGATGGCACCGCCACCGACGCCCAACATCTTGGCGAGCCCAGCAAGCTCCCCCACGTCGCCTTTGGCGCTGGGGTCGGCGTCGGGGTTACCAGAGCCGTCGTCGCGGGCTCGGCCACTGCTGGCATCGGTCTTGGCGGCGCGTTCTTCCAGCTTCTTGCGTGCCCAGTCCATGCCGCGCACCGCCATCTGCCCCAGGCCACCTCCCCCGGCACCGACCTCGTTCATCACCTGTCCGGCCAGTCCGGTGGCGGTCTGCACCCGATGCTCAAACTGGTCGAACACGTCAGTGGCATCGGGATGACGCTGCGCCGGGGGAGGTTGGCGATGGGGAGCCTGCCCAGATCGGGTGTGCTTGGCCGTCTGGCCCAGAGCGCGCTCCCGGTCTGCGATCTGACTGGCGAGGCTCTGAATGGACTCGGGGCTGATGGAGATGGTGTCCGGCACGTTGCCGCGCTGGTGGTGCATGTTGAGGTAGCCCGCTGCGCTCTGGTGGGTTCCCCCGGCCCGGTCGCCCAGCTGGTAGATCACGTCGGAGGGGTTGGGCATCCGTGCCCCCGGCGGGACCGGACTGGCACCGGCTCCCATGCCCGGTGTCCCGGCTTCCCACGGAGCCTTGTGCGGGCCAGCCGGAACGCCGGAACTCTGCCCCTGCGAGGAAATCTGGTTGGTCAGCTTCAAATAGGCTTCCAGCTGCTCAGTCATGTTGGTCTGAGCCTCGGCGGCGAGCGTGACAGACTCGCTCATCTTCTCGGCGTAACTCGCCATATCGGCCTCGGCGCGAATGGCCGCTTCCATGGCTACCGTGTAGCGCTCAACCTCGTCCGCGATTTCTTTGACGCCCTTGGCTGCGGTTTCGGGGATGTCGAGGTTGAGGCGCAGGGCAACGTAGTCGTCGCCTTCGATGAATCCACCACCGCCAGCTGTGGTCATACCAGGACTCCCTCGCCGTCAGCCAAGCCCAGAATGTGGTCGAGCCCGCCGGGGGCTTGGGCACCGCTGATCCGGCGCTGGCGCTCCAGGTTCTCGTACCAGGCGTCGAGGTCTGCCGGATCGGTCACCGGAATCTCATCGGATGCCGACGAGACACTGACCGGCGTGCCGTCACTGCTGCTGACGCCAGGAAGCATCTGCTCGCGGTAGAGCGAGCCCCACCGCTCGGGGAACAGGTTGAAGCACTGATGCTCAAGCTCGGCCTGCATGTCGTCCAGCTGGGTACGCCGGTCCATGTAAATCCAGTACTGCAACGCCCACTTCTGGATGGGGTTCAGACTGGGTTTGTTCAGCAGTCCCTGTGCTTGGGCTAGGCGAACCTGGAGTTCCCCCCGATTCCCTAGCCGTCCAATTTTCCCAGGCGGGTCGCCAACTCCACGAATTCCTTCTCGGCATCCATGACGGCCCGGTAGATGCGGTTGATGACCGTGGGGTACATCTGGCCCACCTTGGCAGCCTTCTGCTGGAACAGGGCGTCGTTGTCGGCCTGCTCGTAGATCGTCTGCACCAGCGGCTGGCCGTCGATGCTGCGGATGCCTGCTGCAGCCACCGCGATCTGGTAGGCCCGCTGCTCGCCCATGGAGCCGACGTACTCCTTGACGTACAGGCCAATGCGCAGGTCGTCGTCGCCGCACAGGGTCTGCACCACCACGGTGTGGTCGAGGATGTGGGCCACCTTGGTCCGACGCCCGCAGGTCAGCAGCGAGGCGAACATGACCTCTTCCTCGGGGGAAAGCTCGGAGACTTCCTCGGCCTCGGGCAGCGGATCGCCCACCAGGACGCCGCCTTCTTGGTCTTGGTCTTCCATGGCAGCGAATGCCCCCGCCGGGGGTACGAACTCTTCCGGCGGCTGGGGCGGTGCCTGCGGAGCGACGAGTGCGGCGTCGGCCAATCCCACCGGGATCGCCGGTTCGGGTGCGCGGCGGCGTCCGCTCATCAGCGGTTCCCCCGATTTTCGATCTGCTCACGCTGCTGACGTGCGCTGTCGAGGTGAGGCACTTCTTTGTAGTAGGTGCCCTCATCGAACTTTGCACCGCCCGACAACTCACCATGGTTCTGGTAGCTGGGCTTATATTCTGGGCAAAGACCCGGCTGGTGCTCAACTTTGCCGTGGCAATGGGGGCACTCGGCGGCAGCGATCTTGGTCGGGCCGGACCAGGGCGTCGGAGCCTTGAGCAGATCAGCGACATGCTCAGCTGCCGGGGCAGGGGCGCGCTCGGGCTGGGGAAGCCCGTAGTAGTCAGACTGGGAAACGATTTCTTGCGGCATGTTCCACCTCCACTTATTGGTGCGCCAGAAGGGGCTGTTTACACCCCTATAGGGAAAATCAAGTTTTCTCTGGGCCGACCAAATTTGCAGGTAGAACTACCCAACTGGTTTGCGGAAGCCGTTGTTGATGTGAGCGACCTTCCAGGCGTGGGCGTGCTGCTCGTCGGTAACGAGATGGGCGCGGGCCTGAAGCCAGTCGAACAGATCGGATTCCCAGAGGACGTAGCACTTCCAGCCGCGCTGGGCGTAGAACTCCTTGACCCGGCGTTCCTCGTCGCGGTCGGGATGCCAGTAGGTGCCGAAATACTCGTAGACGCGCTTGTTCGCCTCGTCCACGAAGTCGGGGATGCGCTGGCCCACCCGGCGTCCTGTGCCGTGCTGGAAGCCCAGAGCGGCCATGTAGGGCACCAGGGCGAGTTCATGCTTGGACGTGCGCTTGCGAGTGCCGTAGTGGCGGTTGCGGCGGCGTCCTTCAGCCTTGGCCTTGGCGTGATCGGCCTTTCTAGCCTCAGACATGCGACGAGATACCTCGGCTCGTTTCTCGTCAGTCCAGGCCGCTCTAGTGGCAGCAGTTTTCTCAGCACGGCCCTCGTAGACGCCGGACTCCCACTTCTTCTTGGTGGCCTGTCGCTGAGCCTCTTTGTATTCATCGGTCTGACGGTACGACGGGTCTTCAGTCTTCTTGGCTTCACGCAAAGCAGCAATCCGACGAGCTTCTTGCTCAGGCGTGCGAGCAGCCGCAGACCTTTTTCCTGCCTCACGCAGCTTCTGTCGAGTCTCCTCGGTGATGGGTTTCCGAGTGCGCTTCTTTTCCATCCAGCAAATCTACCCTGGATTAGACTAGCTTTCAATACTCCTGCTCAGACCCTGTTTTAAGGTTAAACTGGAGTACTACACCGGCGTGGAGTAACAGTACTGGAACGTCAGGGTGCGGGGGATCGTCATGGTCCCGATGTTGACGTTCTCCCCCTCGTCCACGTCAGTCACCACCACTGAGTGGTACACCTTGGCCCGCATGATGCCGGACGGGCTCTTGATGACCTTCTGCATGGAGATGGAGCCCAGCGAAATTTGCCGCTTGAGGACATCCAGCAAATTGTAAGTGCCCTGCAGACCAGGCAAAGCACTCCATACAGGAAAATTCCAAAGCTCATAGAAAGAGCATCTTAGGGTACCCACACCTACTGCCATGGCCGTGACAATCTCCAGCGGGACCGACTCGTCAATCGGCTGCACTGCCTGGGCCGATGCCACCGGGGTGGGCGGGGTGTCCTGCAGCTGCTGTAGGTAGGCCAGCCGCAGGTTCTGGAACAGCATGGTGGTAAACCCACTGCCGCCAATTCGGGTCTTGGATTCCATTAGACGGCCACCTCCTCAAGCTCGGAGGGAAGGCCAGCTTCCCTCACCTCGGTGTAAGTGACCACCACCAGGCGATGGCCCAACGTGACGAAACTGTCGATCTTCTTAGCCGCCTCATCGGTCAGCCAAGCCTTGATTTCCACCCATGTGTCGGAGCCGGGGAGATAGAAGTCGGGCATGTAGGTGGCCCACCCCAGATCGAAGCGGCGTGGCTCGTATTCCCAGGCCACACCGTGTCGGTCGAGTTTCTCCGCAAACAGAACCTCGGACTGGCTACGCATGTTGATCTGACCGGAAGGGCCGCTGTAGACGCACCACTTGTTCTTGAAGTGATTCGTCTTGTCGGCACGCCCCTCTTTGTAGGCCAACAGACCGGCTGCGCTGAGCTTGGCGCGGACCTCGGGGGTGCGAGGGACACCTTTCTGGTTGCTCCAAGCATTACCAGGGATGGAGCGGCGCAGGCGCATTGCCTCGGACATACGTGCCCGCTGCTCTGGCGTTCGCTTCTGACCCCGACGAGCATCGGCTGACCGCCGACGCTGCTCAGGTGTCAAGTTGTCCATCGGTGGTCACCTCCCTCGGGTCGTTGCTTGAGACTTAGGTCGATTGCAGGGTGTTGGACGCGCCGCCGAAGTCGTTGATGATCGAACTCGTCGGGATGCCGATTTGGCCGGTCGTCTGGCCTGCGCTGGTGATGTTGGCGATGTTGGAGCCGGTGCCACTGTTGGAGGTCAGGTTGCCGGTGGAAAGGCTGACCGAGAATGTGACAACGATGTAGTTCAGCGGGAATGCGGGCAGCCAGCTGTAGCTAACTTCCAGCACGTCGGGATTGGTCGCCAATTGACGCACCTTGAGCCCGGTGTAGTCCACAATTAGACCGTCCCGAATAAGGCTCTGAAGTGCAGCTTCAGCCGATCCCTTAACGTTAATTAATGTGAAGGGGTAAATGGGCTGACCAATCAAATTATCTGATTCCAGATAATCCCGCAAACGATATACCATTGCATCTTCTTGACCAATGATCGACCATTCCCGGCTCAGCAAATCGGTCGGGTCGGTGGAAACTCCGTGCCGGACCTGGACGATCTGGCGGCGGGTTTTCTCCACCACGCACAGCCCGTTCTGGCTTTCCAGGTTCTTCTGGCCGTCCTGCTCAAACTCGTCCACACCCATCCAGCCGGTGACCGTCTTGCGAGTCAGCGGCATGGCGAAGGACTGGTGGACGGTGATCCCGGCCAGCGAGGCTGCCATGTACTGCCCACCCAGGATCACCGGCTTGTTCAACTCCGCAGAGAAGTAGTTGAAGGTGCCGGGGCAGACCAGCATGATGCGCCGGTCGGTCAGTTCCTGGGCGTCGATGATGCGCTGGCTGGAGGACACCGGGGTGGTGGTGCCGTCGAGGCCGACGATGGCGCGACGCTCAAAGCGGTTCTCGCTCTCAAAGTCCACATGCTCTTGGATCAGCTGGTGCAGCGGCTGGGCTCCGCTGTCGGCGCAGATGACCGCGATCAGCGGCTGGTTCTTGAGCTTGTCGAGGGCGTCGCCGTAGTCGCCCACGGTGGCGTTCCCCGGCGTGGTCGAGGACTGCACCGCGCACAGCACCACTTGGTAGGCACCGTTCAGGAACGCGAATTTCGCCATCAGCGTCAGACCGGAGTTGATCGCCCCGGTCGTGGTGTTGAACGGCTCGCCGTAGGCAGCCCGCACGTCGTCGTAGTCGTAGAAGATGTACGGCGTGTAGTACGTCGGGTCGGTGTAGTTGTACTTGACCTGGATGTAGTCACCCGGCTGGAGGTGCCCGCCGTCGATTACCCGCTTGATGGCGTAGGTGGCGTTGGAGGTGCCGTTGGTGCCGCCGACGTTGACCACGGTGTAGTCGGTCGCCACCACATAGGGCACCCCGGTGTTGGGGTTGATGACCTGAACCGACGTGGTGTCGATGCCCTGCTGCGCGAGCGTCTGCGTCGCGCTGGGGGTGGTGTCGTTGGTGTCGGGGTTGATCTGCACCGTCTGGATGAAGCTGCGGTAGCCCTGCGTCTGGCCGATGATGCCGACTGCGGTGGGCTGAGTGCTGTTGACCGCCAGCTGCGGTCCCGGCATCCGCTGCGAGTAGACGCCCGGTGGAAGGTAGTGCGAGAAGTCGATGATGCTACTGGGCGTTGCCATGTCGCCTCCCGGTGCTGCGTATAAACTCAGAGCGCTGCTGGATGTAACTCTCACTTCTTCTGGCGCGCACAAGGGGAATTCACATGACTGTCTGGTACGAGATTCCGAATTTCCCCGGCTATAGGATCAGCGTCCTGGGCGAGATTCTTGACCTCAAGAGGGAGCCCCCGCGCCCGCTGGAGGTCAGCGTCGATCCCGCGTCCGGCTACGCCCAGGTCTGCCTGGACCGGCGCGGCGAGCCCCACGCTCTGCGGGTGCATACCCTGGTAGCCCAGGTCTTTCTCGGAACACCCCCAACGGGGGCAACGGTCATCCACGTCAACGGGAATCGGGCCGACAACCGGGCCGGGAACCTGCGCTACGACAACCCTGTTCACCATGAATCGGCCCGCACCCACTGCGACGCCGGACACGAGTTCACGCCGGACAACACCATGTGGCGTTGGGGCAAGGGCGGCAAGGCCGGGGGTGTGCGCTACCGCAAGTGCCGCAAGTGCCACGCCGCCTACATGGCCCGCTATAGGTCGAAGCGCAAAGCTACACCCAGCGGGGGTCGCGGGGAGGACGGCTCGGGTTAGTCGAGTCCTCGGGCGGGATTTCGTCGGTGAGAACGGGCCGATGCCGGACCTCGGCCAGCGAGTACACGCCGTCGTAGGAGAACCGCAGGTTGAACTGGCCGTGGCAGCCCACGGAGTAGGTGTCCTCGTAGAGCAGGATGTTCTGCGCCCACGGCGTTCCCGACGTGACCGTCTGCCCACCGGAGTTGATCTGATCGGTGTTGACCGTCATCGACACATACGGATTCTGGTCGAGGGCGGTGATGAGCCCGCGCATCTGGTTGGCGTTGGTGCGCGGGTTGTAGATCACCAAGTCCGGCGGGCGGGCGAAGGCCAGCTGGGCGATCACCGTGTCGGCCAGCCGGTCACGGTCCTTGGAGGTCAGCGCGGCGATGGTCAGGCTGATGTTGCCGTTGAAGCTCCACTCTTGGATGGCTCCCCAGTTGTCGTTGGCGTCCTTCGTCCAGGTTTCCATGGCGAGTCCGGCGCGGGTGAGGCTGGCGATGGAGAACTGCACCCAGATGCCGGGGTAGCTCGTCGGGTCGGTGGGGTATTCGATGTCGATGTAGAACTTGTTCTCCCCGGCCCCCAGCGAGGTGTTGCCGAAGCTCTCCCGCAGGCCGGTGATGACCGCACGCTTGACGGCTTCGATCATGCCGCCCTGGCTCCAGGCGCGGGGCAGCGGCTCGTTCAGCACGGTGGTGGGGTCCGGCAGGGTCACGTCGGAGAAGAACATGTCCGGCCCGTAGGTCAACGGCTCGTCACTCATAGGGCACTCCGATACGCCTCGTTGCAGGGGCCGCACAACTCAGGATGGTCGTGGGTGTCCTTGAAGTCCTCGTCGTCGGGGTCGATGACCTCCCCGCAGGTTTCGCACCGCTGCACCACGTAGCTCACTGGAAGTGCCCCCCGAACAGCGACCTGGCGTATGCCTCAATCTCGGGCTTGGCCTCGGCCACCGCCTTGTTCAGCCCGTTGTGCATGAAGTTGCGGCTCTTGATGCCGGGGTGCTTCCAGCGCTGATCGCGCCAGACCTTGCCGACGTGGGGGATGTCCACATACCCGGCCTCACCGACGTGTCCTCCGCGCCGGAAGTGCGGGCCGTCGCCCATCTTGCAGCCCAGCGGCAGGGTGCGGTCCTGCACCCACCACATCAGCCAGGGGTGGTTGACGCCGCGCTCTTGGAGCATCAGGTAGTGGAAGTACTTGGAACTGAGCCGGATACCGACCAGCCCGGTGTCGGTCATGTCCTGCAGCGCCTGGATGGACTTGTCCGACCAGCCCCAGCCGCTCATCTCCTCGCGGGCATACCTGACTGCCTGCTGGCTGATCTTCTGGCACATCGACTTGGGCAGGGGAACTTTCATC